AGTGGTCCGCCCCCGGCGACGACTACCCGGCAGCACCGGCCGGGGCATGCCCGGTGCAGTTTGACATCAGCAAGTGGTACACATGACGACATATTTGGGGAAGACCACGAAGATTGAGGTTGGTTCATCGCCGACAGAGATCACCGGCGTCGACAGTATTGGTGACATCAGCGTCACCGCGGATGAGATCGAAGACACCGTGTATGGATCTGAGAAATGGAAAACGTTTGTTCAGGGTCTGAAAGACGCTGGAACGTTCGATCTGACAGTGAACTACGATTCCGGCAACACGCAGCACAAAGGTCTTGTGACCTCGTTCAAAGCCGGCACGTCGGACCCATACAAGATCACGTTCCCTGACAGTTCATACCTGACGTTCACGGCGTTCGTGTCTGGCGTAAGTATGGCGACACCGAAGGACGAGAAGGTCCAGAGGACGTTTACCCTGAGAATCGACGGCAAGTCCGCACCGGCGTTCAGTGAGGCATGAACATGACAACTATTGGCAAGACTACAACTATTGCAGACCCGAGCGGCAACATCGCCGCCGTTGACGCCATCGGTGACATCAGTATCACCGCAGATGAGATCGAGGACACCGTATACGGGACCGGAGGATGGAAAACGTTTGTTCAGGGTCTGAAAGACGCTGGAACGTTCGATCTGACAGTGAACTACAGCAAAGACAACAGCAGCAACGTCCGGTTGACCCAGGCGTATGGGAGCGGAACGTCGAAACAGTATGTCATCACGTTCCCGGATACGTCGACGTTCACGTTCACGGCGTTTGTGTCCGGCATAGGTATCGCCGTGCCGAAAGACGAGAAAGTGCAGCGGACGTTCACCCTGCGGATCGACGGCAAGACGGCCCCGGCCTTCAGTGAGGCCGCGTAATGATCCCGGACGTTACCCGAGAGATCGGGGGAGTGATCTACTCCCTCCGGTTCTCCGCCGGGACCTCGATTGCGATCGAGCGGGAGTTCGAGACGAAGATCACCGATCTCCCGAAGATGCTCGGCGACGACCCGAACGTCACCATGACAGCGAGGCTCGTCAAACTCTGCATGCGGAAAGACGGCAAGATGTTGACGGACGCGGAGTTTGAGACCGTCCTCGACAACATCACCATCGAAGAACTCGCGGAACTCCTGAACGACGCGATGCAGTCGGCCTCGACGAAGAAACCTGCTGGTGATACGGGAAACTGAAACCGTTCTCCGGGTGGATGCACGAGTACCTCGACCTTGCCGCAGAGACGGGCTACTTCGACGACCCCCGCATCCTCTACGACCTGACGCCGGCGGAGATTGCGATCACGATCGCTGGCAAGGTCGCCCGCGACCGGCAGCAGCAGCAGATGGAGAATGTTCGGGCCGGGACGGTTGCGGCCGCGATCTACAACTCGCTCCGGCAGAAACGAACGGATCGGGTATGGACCTGGAAGGACATCTTCCCGGACACGACGCCAAAACAGCCGCAGTCGCCGGAGGAGATGAAACGACGATGCAAAGAAATAGCACTGATATTCGGTGGGACGGTAACGACACATGGCGCTGAACGTCGGGAACCTGGTCGCGACCCTGGGCCTCGATAAGAAAGGGTTCGATACCGGGATCGATAGTGCGAAGCAGAAGACTGGGGAGTTCGCAACGCGGTTTTCTGATAAACTCTCCTCGCTCTCGCCCTCGATCGCCACCATGGGGGAGAAGGTCAAAGGGGCCACCTCGGGGATTGCGTCCAAACTCTCCTCGCTCTCACCCTCGATCGCCGCGGTTGGCGACAAGTTCAAAGGAGTTACGGCCGGGATCAAGGACCATCTCGCCTCGCTTGGAACGCACTTCGACGCAGCGAAGGCCAAATTAGCCGGGATCGCCACGAGCGTTGCCACGACGATGAAGTCTCTCGCCCTCCCGATCGCCGCAGGGGGGGCGGCTGTGGGCGCAGCGGCGGTCTACGGCGTCAAGAAGTTTGCGGACTTTGAGCAGGGGATGAATCAGGTCTTTACGCTCATGCCCGGCGCGTCCGCCGAGGTGCGGGATCAGATGGTCGCTGACGTCAAGAAGATCTCCTCGGAGATGGGGATCATGACCGACCAGACGATCCCTGCGCTCTACGATGCACTCGGTGCCGGCGTGCCCCCGGAAAACGTCTTCGCGTTCCTTGAGACAGCGCAGAAGGCAGCAGTGGGCGGCGCGACGGACATCATGACAACCGTCGACGGCCTGACCTCCGTCGTCAACGCCTACGGGGCTGACGTCCTTGACGTGGGAACCGCCTCGGATATCATGTTCCAGACAGTGAACGTCGGCAAGGTCTCGTTTGAGGAACTCGCCAACCGGCTCTACAACGTAGTCCCAACCGCCCAGGCGCTCGGGATCTCGTTCGGGGAAGTTGGGGCAGCAATCGCCGCGATGACAGCACAGGGTGTGCCGGCAGGAGTCGCGACGACCCAACTCCGGCAGATGTTCGTCGAACTCTCAAAAGAGGGCGGCAAGACATCGACCCTGTTCAAAGAGTTGTCGGGGAAATCGTTCCGCGAGTTCATTGCCGGCGGCGGGACGGTGCAGGAAGCCCTGCAGCTCCTGGAAAAACACGCAGGCGCAGCAAACGTCGGGATCAACGATCTCTTCGGGTCGGTGGAAGCCGGGTCCGGGGCGCT